TGCGTTGGATATTCTTGCTGAGTTTTGCACACAGAAGAACAAAGAAAATTCAACACCATTTAAACTTGATTTTAACAAAGCAGCAACAAACACTGAAGTACAAATTCTTGCACAGTATCTAAAGCAATGGTGTAAGATACAAGAATTTGAAACACGTATGTTTAAGATTATTCGCAATACGTTCAAGTATGGTGATCAATTTTTTATTAGAGATCCGCAAACCAAGAAATGGTTTCATGTTGATCCTGCAAACGTTACAAAAATAATTGTAAATGAAAGCGAAGGCAAGCGACCAGAACAGTATATTGTTAAAGATATCAACATTAGTTTTGAAGCACTTGCTGCAACTAAGATCAATACAAACACTGCATACGGACCAGGACAAAATGCATCAGGTTATCAAACACTAGACAACAAACAAATGACAGGTAGAACACCTGATCAAAATACAAGTAGGTTTGGAATAGAATCAAACGAAACTGCAATTGATGCAGAACACATGGTTCACTTGAGTATGAGCGAAGGACTAGATCAAAACTATCCATTTGGAAATAGTTTACTAGAAACCATATTTAAAGTATACAAACAAAAAGAATTACTTGAAGATGCTATTATCATTTATCGAGTACAACGTGCGCCGGAGCGCAGAGTATTCTACGTTGATGTGGGCAACATGCCATCACACCTTGCTATGCAATTTGTGGAGCGTGTTAAAACGGAAATACATCAAAGACGGATCCCATCCAAGACTGGAGGAGGACAAACTGTCATAGACAGCAGCTACAACCCTCTGTCAATCAACGAAGATTACTTCTTTCCACAAACTGCTGAAGGACGTGGATCAAAAGTTGAAACACTACCAGGCGGTACAAACTTAGGCGAGATTGATGACCTTAGATATTTTACTAATAAGCTCGTACGTGGTTTACGAATCCCTAGCAGCTACTTACCAACAGGAGCTGACGACTCGGCTTCGCAATACAATGACGGACGTGTGGGCACTGCTTACATTCAAGAATTAAGATTTAATAATTACTGTGAAAGACTACAAAGTAATCTAACAGAAATATTCAATCAAGAATTTAAATTGTACTTGACACAAAAGGGTGTAAACATTGATTTAGCAATGTTTGACTTGTTGATGCAGCCTCCGCAAAACTTTGCAAGTTATAGACAAGCAGAACTAGACAGTAATAGAATTAGTACATTTACTCAAATGCAACAAGTTCCGTTTATTTCAAATCGTTTTGCACTACAACGTTTCTTAGGACTTAGCAAAGAAGAAGTTGCAGAAAATGAAAGATTATGGCGTGAAGAAAACGATGAATACTTCATGGCAGGAGAACAAGAAGCAGCAGCACAAATGCGCGATGCAGGCATCAGTGGCAACGATATTGCCGACGATACTGAGGCAGCAATGGGCGACGAACTAGACGGCGAAGCAGACGTTGACACTAGCGGAGAAGCAGGAGGAGATGCTGAAGGCGGCGATGATCCGTTTGAAGCATAAATACATTATGATACTACGTGAACTATATTACTTTGACAAAAATACAATGGAACCCATTGAAGACGATCGTTACAATAGTGATAACGACGAAAGTATAATGGACTACAACGATACACGTAAAACTCGATTGACTCTTAAAGATATTAACAAAGCAAGACGTGCAGATGAAATTCATAGAAAAGAAGCAACAGCTGATTTAGCTCATGTAAGAGCAATGTACGGAATAGCAGCTCAAGGCGCCGAAGAAGCAATTTAAGGAGTTCCTTTTTGCCTAAAGAATATCTTCCTGGAGAAACTCCTGAACAAAGAAAACAAAGATTAAGAAAATTAAAAGGCTGGAGCAAAAATCCTCAGCCTATTCCTGCACCTGTTGTTAAATCAACTCCTAAATCAACTCCAAGACAAGTTAGTAATAATACTTTACAAAGAAGTACGCCTCCTAAACGCATCGAAGAGATAACAAAACAAACAACTCATCCTTCAAAAAAAGTCGCTTTTGTGTTAGGAAATGGCACAAGTAGAGCTAGTATTGATCCAGAAAGTTTGCTTGGAAAAGGCACTATATATGGCTGCAATGCTTTGTTTAGAACGTTCAGTCCGCACTATTTGATTGCTGTAGATACCAAAATGATCAAAGAAATAAGCACAGCAGGATACCAATTAAAAAATAGTGTATGGACAAATCCTAACAAATACACTAGAGAAATTTCTGGATTAAACTTGTTTAGTCCAAATTTAGGTTGGAGCAGCGGCCCTACTGCTTTAAACTTTGCTAGTTTAAATGGTGCAGAAACTATCTATATATTAGGATTTGATTATAGAGGATTAGGTAAAAAGAATGAGCTAGTAAATAATTTATATGCTGGTACAGTAAACTACAAACAACAACATGACAGGGCAACTTATTTTGGAAACTGGCAAAGACAGACTTCTATGGTAATAAAACGAAACCCCCGAACGAGATATATAAGAGTAGTTGAAAAGGCAGAATATTTTGTGCCTGAAAATTTGATAGGATTAGAAAACTTAGAGCACCAAACAATATTTAAATTTAAGCAAAATCTGGGTATTTCTTAAAATCGCAGTAAAATACGCTCGTTTGAGCCTATTTCGGCGTACTTTTTTCTATAATGTGTAAATATAATAGACAGCCTTGACAACAAAGGAGAATGACATGACTGATCGAGCAAAATTTGAAGAAATGCTTGAGCGTCTTATTGCTGAAGACTCAGCAGGCGCAGAAGAGCTATTCCACGAAATCGTAGTGGAAAAATCAAGAGAAATTTATTCAAGCATCTTAGAGAGCGAAGAAGAAGTAGACGAAACAACTGATGAAGAAGTTGACGAAGCATCGGAAGATGACTTAGATGAAGCAACTGACGAAGAAGTTGATGAAGCATCTGAAGATGACTTAGACGAAACAACTGATGAAGAAGTTGACGAGTCAGATGACGAAGACCTAGACGAAATGTTTGGTTTAGACCAGCCAGAAATGGAAGCACCGGATATGGACATGCCAGACATGGACATGGGCGACCCATCAGATATGGGCGATGCAGAAATGGATGACGAAGGCGACGACGAAGACGCTGATGGTCCAGAAGCAGCAATGGCAGATCTAAAAGACGCAATGGCAGCACTTGAAAAAGAATTTGCTGACATGATGGGCGACGAAGAGCCAGGCGACGAAGAGCCAGAAGAAGAAGCAATGGCATTTGAAGCAGACGAAGAAGTAGAAGAAGCAACTGATGAAGAAGTTGATGAAGCAGCAGACGAAGAAGTTGAAGAAACAACTGACGAAGAAGTTGATGAATCAAAATTGTCAGCTGGTGAAATCATGCGTGAGTATGTCAACAAAATGACAGACGAGCCAAAAAAAGGTGACAACGGTGCAAATGCTAAATCAGTAGTTGCAGGCAAAAATGACATGGGCGGCACAGCTAGTAATATCCTAGGTGGCGGTTCAGAAGCAGGCGTAGAAGCTAACAAAGGCAACCTAAAAGGTTCAGCACTAAGTGATCAAAACGCCAAAGAAGATAACGCAGGGAATAGAAATAAGCCCGGCGGTATGAGTGCCAAATCAGGCATGAAGAGCGAACCTGGCCACGGCGCCGAGAAAAAAGGCAAGCCAGAGCAAGCTGCTAATAAAAAGTCAATTACTGGCAGCTAAATCAAGGAACGACGGATGAACCTACTACGAGAAAATTTGAGTTTCGATAAGGCGATGATGATCGTTGAGTCTGCTAACGATAGCAAAGATCTTTACATGAAAGGTATTTGTATCCAAGGCGGAGTACGCAACGCAAATCAGCGTGTATATCCCGTAAATGAGATTAGCAGGGCTGTCACCACTCTTAACGAGCAGATAGCTGAAGGTTACTCACCTTTAGGAGAAGTAGATCACCCAGAAGGCCTTCAAATTAACCTAGACCGTGTATGCCTCATGATTGAAAGCATGTGGATGGACGGTGCTAATGGTTACGGTAAACTAAAAATCCTACCAACACCGATGGGCGGACTAGTTAGAACAATGCTTGAAAGCGGAGTTAAACTAGGCGTCTCATCGCGTGGTAGCGGTGAAGTCGATAGTGACGGAAACGTTACTGGCTTTGAAATAATCACTGTGGACGTAGTGGCTCAGCCTAGCGCCCCTGGTGCATACCCAACGCCAATTTACGAACAGTTAATGAACGAAAGAGGCGGGTATAAGGCAATTTTAACTTCGAAAGAAGTCCAAGGCGACAAACAGGCACAGAAATATATTGCAGAGAGCTTATTAAATGTAATAAGCAGGCTCCAATAAAAGGAGAAAATAATGGAAGCACTAAAAGCCCTTTTGGAGAGTGACGCAATCTCAGAAGCAATGAAATCAGAAATCCAAGAAGCGTGGGATTCAAAAGTTACTGCTAATAAACTAGAAGTTACTGCTGAACTACGTGAAGAGTTTGCTGGTAAGTATGCACATGATAAGAGCGTAATGGTTGAAGCTGTTGATAAGCTAGTTACTGAAAAACTAGATCAAGAAATGGCCGAGTTACACGAAGATCGTAAACAACTTGCAGAGCAAAAAGCAAAATATGCTATAAAGATGCGTGAAGATGCAAATTTAATGGCATCGTTTGTTAAAAAGACTCTTGTTAAAGAAGTTTCTGAACTACACGATGATCAGAAAGCAATGGCAAATAAATTTGGCATGCTAGAAGAATTCGTTGTAGAACAACTTGCAACTGAACTTGCAGAGTTCCAAGAAGACAAAAAAGACCTTGCTGAAACTAAAGTACGTCTAGTACGTGAGGGCAAGGAACACTTGGCTAAAGTCAAAAAAGACTTTATTCAAAGAAGTGCTAGTGCAATTCAAGAAACGGTTGCTTCTGCTTTAACAGCAGAAATCAAGCAGCTTAAAGAAGACATTGACACAGCACGTCAAAATGATTTTGGTCGTAAGATTTTCGAAGCATTCAGCAATGAATACATGGGTTCACACCTAAACGAAACATCAGAAACTAAAAAATTATTGGGCGTTGTTGCAGCAAAAGAAAAACAGATTGCAGAAGCAAAAGACTTAGCACTAAAAGCTAAAACTCTTGCAGTTGCAAAAGACGCAGAAGTTAAGCGTCTAGCTGAAGCAGCAACACGTACAAGTAAAATGAACGAACTCGTTGGACCGTTAAGTACGGACCAAAGAGACATTATGACAGACTTACTGGAATCAGTACAAACAACCAGACTACAATCTGCGTTTGACAAATATCTACCAGCGGTTATCCAAGGTAACACTCCAGCGAAGAAGAAGGCAATTATCACAGAAGGCAAAGAAGTAACAGGCAATAAAAATATAGAGAACAGTTCTAATAAAGCAGATAGCAATGTCGTTGACATCAAGCGTCTAGCTGGAATATAAAAGGAGAATATTATGTCAGAACTATTAGAAAGTCGCTGGCAGGAGACCAAAGGTGCCCTAGTTGAAGGCCTATCAGGCAATAAAAAAGCTGTTATGGAAAGCACCCTTGAGAATACTCGCAAGCATTTGATGGAAACAGCAACAGCGGGCGGAACTTCTGCAGGTAACGTAGCAACACTAAACCGTGTGATCCTTCCAGTGATCAGACGTGTTATGCCAACAGTGATCGCTAACGATCTAGTTGGTGTACAACCAATGACTGGTCCAGTAGGGCAAATTCACACACTACGTGTTCGTTATTCGGACACAGCAGGCACAGGCGCAAGCGGTGCTGTAGCAGGTGAAGAAGCACTATCACCATTCAAAATTGCTGAAGCATATTCAGGTGCAGCAGCTGGAACAGCAAACCCAACAGCAACAGCTGAAGGTACTGCTGGTAACAGACTAAGCATCCAAATCTTGAAGCAAACAGTCGAAGCCAAATCACGCAAACTAAGCGCACGTTGGACATTCGAAGCAGCTCAAGATGCTCAGTCACAGCACGGTATCGACGTAGAAGCAGAAATCATGGCAGCACTTGCTCAAGAGATTACTGCTGAAATCGACCAAGAAGTTATCAACAGTCTAACAACACTAGCAGGTGCAGGGTCAGAAACATATGACCAAGCAGCAGTTAGCGGTACAGCAACATTTGTTGGTGACGAACATGCAGCATTAGCGGTACAAATTAACCGTGTTGCAAACCTAATCGCTCAGCGTACACGCAGAGGCGCAGGTAACTGGGCAGTAGTAAGCCCAACAATGCTAACTGTACTACAGTCAGCAACGACATCTGCATTTGCACGTACAACAGAAGGCGCTTTTGAAGCTCCAACTAACACTAAAATGGTTGGTACATTGAACAACGCAATGAAAGTATATGTAAACACATATGCAGCAGACGACGATGTACTTGTTGGTTACAAAGGTTCTAGCGAATCAGACGCAGCAGCGTTCTATTGCCCATACATTCCGTTGATGAGCAGTGGCGTTGTGCTTGACCCAGATACATTCGAGCCAGTAGTTAGCTTCATGACACGTTATGGTTATGTTGAACTAACAAATACTGCTTCGTCTTTGGGTAACGCAGCAGACTACTTAGGTAAAGTTGAAGTAACAGCTAACAACCTAAGCTTCACATAAGTTGAACTTATAAATCAAAATAGGCCCTCCGGGGCCTATTTTTTTGAGTAAATACTGCAAGGAGTATTACTATGCCATTAGGAA